CCTTCAGTAAGTCTTTGTTGACTAAACCTATAGTGCATTAAGAAAGGTTCACCGATAATAAATTTACTATTTCTAAAGTCACCTGTAGCTGTAATGGTAGATGTAGAACCATTTGTAGCATTTGTTGTTTGTAGTAGTTGTCCAGATTTTAAGGTGACTGTACTACCTTGTGTATTAACAAAAGTACTTGTTTCACCATTTGCTAAATATCTACCAACAATATTCATATTAGCTCTTAACCTATAAGGAACTGTAAAGGTGCTGATATTAGTGCTTGCGTTATAAGCAACAGAAACACCTGTTGTTGCTTCTGTAACCTTATGGTCTAAATGAAATTCAAAGTCTGAATTAGTTTCTCTAAATTCTGCTTCAAAAGGTATCTTTTCTAATGACGTACCATTTGCTTCTTCTACTACACAAAACAAATCAGTACCAATAAAATCTATATTTCTGATAGATCTGGCAGAATTAAAAGTATAAGTTGACCAACTATTTAATATCTTTTGAAAGTTCTCACCATATAACCATCTGTTGATGTATAGCTTGTTTGGATTATCAGTACCAAGCAAAACTAAAACATCTTCATTAGTAGATACAGCTAATTTAAAAACATTACTTGGTATTAGTCTTGGTACATGAATAGTGATATTACTAGCTTCTTTGATAGCTACATTTTCTTGAGTTATATATTCTCTTACACCAGCAAAACTACCTTTTTGAGTTAAGTAATAGATAGAAGAACCAGAACCTACAGGCTGTGCAGAATCACTAGACTCAAATTCTGTTGCTACGACTACGTTTGCAGTCTTTGGTGTTAAAGCATCAGAAGAAGAGGTGAGAACAAATTGCGTTTGATCTGAGAATAAGATCAACTGTTCTCCCATAGTTACTGCGTGTTTAAGAATCGCAACTTTAGTATGAGAAGCACCAACGTCTATAGGGTCAGAATCTATAACAGATATGACTGTCTCAGGAAAGAAGTTAAAGAACTCTGCAACTCTTGATAAGACAACATTATCATCAGCTAAAAAGCCTAATCTGTTTCTAAAGAAGAATACGTTATTTATAGTAGCTCCAATAAAAGAAGGGTTTGGTGCAGAATCTTGATCTCCTACAGTACGTTCACCCCATTTTGGTAGTGTATAAGTAGTACCAGAGATGGTATAACTATCACCATCTACTCTTGCAAACCTAAAATTATTATCAGCCTGACGTATAAGAACGTGTGGCATAGTGTCATAGTTAAATTTAAAAGGTATGCCAGCTTCTACAGTCTCTTCCCATTGCCCTTCTTCAAAAGCACCACCATTATTAGTGACAAACTTAACATAGTAATTATCAAAGTTTGTAGCTTCATCTCCTTTTATTTCTACAACATATCCATTGGGTGAAACTGTTGGTAGATCAGTAAATCTCTGTACTGAATCTTTTACTACTGTTAACTGTGTATTACCTTGAGAGTCACTACCATCTATAGAAAAGTTACTGCCATCATTCTTTTTGATATGTATTACAGGACCATTACGAGCAATAGTAAAACCTGTAAGACCAGAGTTAAGACCTGACACTAGATCAGAAGCAACTGTTGTTGTAGATAATGTTGCATCATTCGTGGTGTCATCAGTAACAGTCACCCCATCTACAGTTATTGAATATGTAGTCTTATCTGATACCTGATTTATAAATACTACTGCTTGAGTTATATTGCCAGTACTTACCGCACTATCCATAGCAGTAGTCACGCTTGTATTTACAACAAAGGTGAAGTCAGCAATAGTAATAGTTTTTATGACACCTCTAGGGTTTGAAGTATTTAGGTAGGTAGTACCATCAGGTTTGTTTACTGTTCTTTCAGTACCATCTAGTTCATAAACTTTGACATTACCATTACTGAATACAGCTACATATCTTTCGCTTATATCTCTATTGATAGTTTGAATATGAACATTACCAATAGCAGAACTTCCTAATGAAGTAATAAACTGTGTACCAGATCGTTTTGTAAGACCTTGTACTGGGTTACTATTTGCATTGTCTTGTATATCTGCATGGTCAGCTTGCTTTGTAGAGTCAGCAGCTTGTGATACACCTCTTAGTAAAGTAGGTATTGCTCTTGAGACTACAGCCATAATTATCTAATAAGTCCGTTTGCTGGTGAATAAGTATCAAAGACACTTGTTAATGAAGGATCACCTCTAAGTAAGTTGTGATCTCCATTTGCTAAATCTGTTTCCATTAGTATAGCTCTTGCTCTGGTTTCATCTTGTCCTGTATAAGTTCTTAATCCATCATCAGTAACTAATCTATCGACAAAAACTCTTGCAGCTTTGATGTTAATATATCTTCTTGCTGGTTCTGGTATCTCTTCAAAAGTTCTTAGATAGATAACAGTACAAATCAAATCTTCATCAAACTCAAATTTATTATTTAACCTGTCATATAATTTTAAACCACGTTGTATAGGATCAATCGTTGGGTGTTGATGTATGTTTGCATCAATCCTTAAAATGTCTTGTGATAGAGCTATTTGTTTAGAGTCATCTCTAGTAAGAGTTACATCTATCTCAGTATTAAAAGACCAACCTTCTGATTGAATTTCTTTATTAAATTCTGTAAGAGTTGATTGAGCTAATTTTACATCTACAGGAAGAGTACCAATAAGACTGTTAACAGGTGATTCTCCTATAGCAGCCATCATAATGTTGATAGCTTCAAGTTCGGTGGTTGCAGCTACAGCCATGATTTAGTACTTTTTTATTTTAAGTGAGTCTCTCCCACCTTTCTTCTTTTTCTTTTTCTTTGATGAATACATAATAAAAAAAAGGGTATCTAATAATAAGATACCCTATAAATTGAAATTAAGAAGCAGATAACTTAATAGTAGCTGCACATTCTGGTCTTAGGATTCCATGACCAAGAGCATACTTAGCAACCATTAATGTACCTTGATACATAATTCCGTAGTCAGAACCAGAGATCTCAGTTGTCATATCCATTAGCTTAACTGTACCAACAGCAGACTTATGGAAGACAAGACCAATAGTTTTACTATCGTCACCTGAGTAAGTGTTATTAGCACCACTTGGGTTAGATCCTACGTTTGACTGAGGTACGTTGTTAGACATCATTACAGGGATGCCAGCTACTTGTTGTACCTTACCAGAAGCAAACGAACCATTACCTTGTGGGTTAAAGTCAACGTCAACTGTTCTAGTAGCAGATTCAGCAAGTTTGTAGTACTCAGCAGGTGGTAGTACACAGAAACGATCTGTTGGAGGGATGTCTCTTTCGTCAAATGTCTGTGCAATGTCATAGATAGCTGCTGCTATCTCATCACCAGTAACATCAGAAGATGCTGTATTACCATTAGCAAGTGTTAATACAAGACCACCATTACCATTTGTAAGGTTAGTAGATGCTCTTGAAGCGTTTGCTATTTGCTTGGCTACGTTTTGATCGTAAGTACGAGCAAGTGCTTTACCAAGCTCATCAGCGTAAGTTGCCCTTACGTCATAATGATTCTTGAGTTCATCAATGTTAGCGATAAAACTCTGTGCAATTAGAAGATCATCTATGTTGATAATCTTTTCATTCGCTAAGATTTGGTTTGCTCCAACGAGAGGAGTACCTACTGTATGGTACGCAGCAGTAGCAGTTCCAAGAACAGGAAACTGTGCTGACTTACCACTTGTAATAGTACGAACTGAATGAAGTTGCTCGTTGAAAATGTTATTTCTGGCAAACGCAGTTAGGACCTCTCCACTAAAAATTTTAAGGAAAAGGGCATCAAAGCCTGTACCAGAATTATTAACCAAACCAAGGCGAGAGACTGTGGCGTTAGCCATAGGAAAACTCCTTGATTAATGTTTACAAATTTGAGTAACTAACTTCGTTTCAATCCTTTCTCACAAGTGTTATCTGACGCATCAGGCACTTAGATATTTAGATTTCTACTTTGTTAATTTATACTGACCCACAATTCCACTTGCGTAGTGCAAGAGCTTTGCGAGTTAGCTTGCCATCTTTCTTTAATGGTCCTTTTGCTTTTGACATTCTTGCACAAAAAGATTTCCTTCT